CAGCTCTCCATGTCGGGATTGAGCATTTCCAAGGCCCCGCTGCAAGCGTCGACCTCGTCGTCATGGGCGAGATCGGGGAACCCCTCGAGAACGCGGAACAGGTCCTCGTTCCACAGGCCGCGGAGGATCTTTACATTGGCGACGCGGCACTGCGAGCTGAACGGTCCGAACCTCGTCCGCTTATCGCCGCTCTCCGCGGCCGGCTGCACGGTAAAGCCGCTGAGTGCGCGTACCAGATGCAGCGCCTGGCTCTTACCGGCCTGCCCCGGATCCTGGCCGAACCCGATGCGGACCCGTTTGCCGTCCTGTGTGGCGGTGTTGAGTAGCAATTTCTCCACATCTCCCGGGTTTGCCCGGGCGCGCACCACATCCAACAGCCAATAGCCGCCGTTCCGATCGCGGCCGAGCTTGATGCCGACCGTCCAATCCGGGTCGTTGAGCTCGGTCTTTTCGGTCGCCGCGAGATCCCAGTAGCGAACAATATCGAGATCGGCCGAGGCCTGGTCGGCGATGGCGCACCATTCCCGCTTGAAATAGAGCCCGGCGGCCGGCCGGATCTTCCAATTGCCGCTTAGCAGCCGCTCGCGCTCGAGCAATGGCATTGACAAGAGCCAAGCCGGATATTCCGGGTTGACCCGCAGCAGAGCCGGGTTATCGGACACCTTCGCCGGGATGAACGTGACGCTGATCGGCCGCGGTGGGTCGATACCGGGCGGCGGATCCTGCGACTGCGGCAACTCTTCCGGGTGATCGGCCCAAATGATCTTCTCCGATACGCGGATGAAATAGCGCAGAACCCCGGCCCGCTCGGGGATCGGAAGCCCGGTCTCCTGGTCGATCCACCAGGCGAGGAACTCGGCGACCCAGCTGTCGGCGTCGGGGTTGCACGTCGCCCGGATGTAAGGCCGCACACCGCAGGTCGAGCGGTTGCGGCTGACCATATAGTAGAACTGATGGGCGGTGAAATGGGTGAGCTCGTCAAAACAGATCAACGTGATCTGGGCGCCCTGCCAGTCGTACACCGTGGTGTCGAGCTGCAGATGCGAAAACTTGATCTTGCCGGCGCGCGGCCAGCGCCATTCGTGGCCTCGGTGGTGCGGGATGCCGCCGAACCGCGGATAGAAGTTCAGGCTCTCGTCCCACAACCCGCCGGGGTTGGTGACCTGGGGCGTCGTGCGGCGGAAGAATACCGCGGTAAAGCCCGGCACCCGGCTGACATAGCGCAGCGGCTCGAGGATCAGTCCGACCGTCTTCCCGCCGCCTGCGGCGCCCCCGTATATGCAGATATCAGCCGGGGTTCGCAGAAACTCGGTCTGCGGTCCGGGCTGCGGTGAGATTGTGGCTCGAGCCGATGACAACATTTCATGCGCCTTGCATCGAGGTCGTCTGTCCGTGGCTGCCGGCAAGCGGATCACGAGTGTTGTCCAGCGCGATGAGGAGGCTGTGTTCGGTCGGCGCGCGTCTGCCCACCTGGCCGGATGATCGCGGTCTTGCGCATGAGATCAGGTCCCGGATCATCGGGGCTGCCGCTGCCGTTTTCCGGCGAAGTATTTCTCTTGGGCGTCGCGCAGCGCCGCCGTCAGCTCCGGATCTCGGCGGTTGTCGGGCAGGAGCAGGACCTCCGAATTCGGCTCACCACTGGAGGCCGAAGCTGGCTCGTCCGCCGCGGTCCTCTCCCGCCAATGCGCCCTCGTCTTCAGCCAGAAGATCTGCGCCGTGACATTGCCGCCCTTCGCGTTAGCAAACAAAGAACCGGAGATCGTCGCATTGGCCTCCGCCACGCCGCGATCGAGTTCATCACGCAAGCGCTTGCGCAGCGTTTTCGGGGCACAGCCGATGATCCGGGCGATGTCGTCCTGACGGACACCGACGCCCGCCAAGTAGCGCACCCTCTCGCGCAGCGCATCATTCACGGCAAACGCTGTTCTCGCCATGCTCGGCTCCTGATGGATCGCGGTCCTGCCCGGCGGCACGCTCGTCGAAGGACTGACCCGAGGCTTGATGGATCGCGCTGCGCCCGGTGAAAAGCTGCCAGCGTCGCACAATGACATCGACATAAGCAGGGTCGAGCTCGAGGCCGTAGCACACCCGGCCGGTCATCTCGGCGGCGATCAGGCTGGTGCCGGAGCCGAGAAACGGGTCGTAGATCGCCTGGCCTGGCCGGCTGTTGTTGACGATCGGGCGGCGCATGCATTCGACTGGCTTCTGGGTGCCGTGCCCCCAGCTGTGCTCGCGCTGGTGGTTGCCGAACGGATTGTTGTTGGCGATCTCCCAAACCGTCGTCTGCGTGCGGTCACCTTGCCAATGGCTGGTCTTGCCCTCGCGCACCGCGTACCAACAGGTCTCGTGCTTCCAGTGGTAGTCGCCACGGCTCAGAGTGAAGTGCTGCTTGACCCAGACGATTTGAGCGCGAAGCTGGAACCCGCACGCATCGAGGCTGGTGGCGACGACGGCGCCGTGCAGGGCCCCGAACCAGACATAAGCGATATCCCCGGGAAAGAGCGCATAGGCCTCCTGCCAGTCGGCGCGATCGTCGTTGAGCACCTCGCCGCGCGCCAGCCTGCCCCGGCTGAGATTGCGGCGCGCCCGCCACCTCGGTTGATAGCCGACCCCGTAAGGCGGATCGGTGATCATAAGGGGAGGCTCAGCTCCAGCCAGCACTTGCGCGACACTAGCCACGTTGGTGCTGTCGCTGCAGCCCAGCCGGTGGTCTCCCAACAGCCAGATGTCGCCGCGCCGCGCCACCGGGTTGTCGGGGACTTCCGGGACGCTGTCGGGATCGGTCAGACCGCTCGATCCCAAACCGTTGAGGATGTCGTCGAGCCGCTCCGGCTCAAAGCCGATCAGAGGGAGATCGAAATTGGCAGACCCGAGCTCCTGGAGCTCGCTGCGCAACAAATCGAGATCCCAGCTCGCCCGCGCCGCCAGTTGATTGTCGGCCAGGCGATAGGCGCGCTTTTCTTCCTCGCTCCAGCCCCGCGCCACGGTTACCGGGATGGATTTCAGCCCCAGCTTTGCCGCGGCAGCAACACGCAGCTCGCCGGCCAGCAGGTTTCCTTCCTCGTCGACCAGCGCCGGCATCGTCCATCCCCATGTGCGGATGGAGGTGGAAAGCTTGTCGATATCCGCTTCGCTATGGAGCCGGGCATTGTTGGCATAGGGGATCAGCCGCTCGATCGCCCAGCGCTCAATCCGCTCGGCCGGCCAGGGACGTGCCGAGCTCGCCTCCGCGAGTTCGGATTGCGTCGATATCATTCATTACCTCCGTAAGTGGATACCTCACGGCATCGCGCCGAACGGGGGATTTTGGCGTGGCCTGATCAGGGGAAAAGAATCACATGCTCTTTTTGGCCGGAGGTTTCATTCGGAGGTTTCCGATAGCTCAATGCGCTCTGCGGCCGTGCTTGCCGCGCGCTCGTTTGCGAGAGGGCTCCAATTTCCCCCATGCCTTCTTGAAGGCTTCGGGGTAGGCGTTGGGGACCTCGGCCATGCACCGCTGCTGTGCTTCGAGCCTGGTGAGCGGCGCTTCAGGCGTCATGAGCTGCCGCAGATGGTGCAGCATCGCATGGGCGGTCGCCGCTGTTTTCTTGTTTCGCGGCGGGTATGCGCGAATTATATCGGCACGCAAGAACTGCGGCGAACTCCAGACCAGCGAACCGTGCGATCGCGACCATAGTCCCGTCAGCACCCGATTACCGGTAGAGATCCGAAACATCACCCCGTTGAGCTCCGCCAGCGGTACCGGGATTTGCCCATCGCTACTCCTTCCAAACCTGATCGCGGTCATCCGGGCCTGACCGCTGCGCACCTTCTTGAACAGATCATCCAGGGTTTGGTCGAGGAGGGTAGGCTCGGCGGTGCGTGCCGAGACCATCTGCATAGCAGCGTTGAATTCTGCTTCCGGCAGGCTTAGACGCGGAAGGAGGTCCACCTCTGGCTTGCGGCCGAACAAGGCCAGAGCTGCCTTATCCTCCTCAGTCTTGTCCTGCATATCGGCGACCCGCTCTGCGTCGCGTGAACGAATCCACCACACCGTTTCAAAAAGGTCCCAATACGCCTTAGGATCCACCACATTCGTCATTCGCACTTCCTCTTTACTGATGATAAGGGTACCGAGAGGCCACTTCGCTATATGTGGTATGCAAACCGAAGAGGTACCACGAGACTTGGTAATCGGCAAGATTACTGACGCGGCACGGCACCGGGGTGCTCGGC